GTATCGCTTTTTGTCATTATCACGAGCAGTGTCATCAGCACTCTTTTCTTCTTCTTGTCCCTGTGCTACTTCTTGATTTTTATCATTAGTGGTGTCCTTAGACTGTTCTTGCTTTTGCTCTGTATTATCATTAGCAAAACCGAATTGGTCCATATCTCCACCAAGAAAATCATCGAAGTTTACATCTTCTGGAAGTTCTGGAAGCCCATCATTTTCTGGGGTGTTCTTTACTTCTTTCTTTTCATCTGCCATTTTTTCTCCCTAGTAGGCCATTTCTGGGTGCTACTATTCTTGTTCTTTACTGGATGCCTTTCGTTGTTTTTGGTCATCCTTTAATCTCGCCTCATAAAGTTGAGTTGCAGCCTTGGCTTGAGTGCTCGTACTGCTCAAATCAGACTTGAACTTTTCAAGTTCCTTAGCCTGTTTAGCATGATACACCTCTCGTTCACGGGTTTGCAAGTCACCCTTAAGTTGCTTAATTACTCCTAGAGATTGCTCAACCTGCTGTTGCAGTTTGGCAACCATATCTGTCCTCTGTAGAACCCCTTCCATATCGAATACTTCGGTTTTCTTAAGAACCTCTTGTTGGTCAATAAGTCCGGCCCTGTAAGCATCCATATAGAGTTCTAATTGGGCATATCTATTAGTTGGTAGAGTAGAGCCAGCTACAACTACAATATCATAACTACCTCTACTAACATCATTTAAAACTTTTATTTCACCTGATTTATCATCAAATAATCGTTTATTGATTGCATATTCACTAATTGAATTGTTTGGTTGCAATAATCTAACAATCTTTTCTTTGGTATATAATTGTTGGATAAATGGTATCATTACCTTGCCAAGTCTTGTAAGGCCTGTTTCTATATCATCAAGTTTACCCTTAATTTTTCGTTGGCCGAATTCATCAAGGGCCACAGTGGCTTTATAAGTAGTAGGCGCAGCCGCAGTATTTCCCATCATCATTTCGTAGATACCGAACTGATGGTCTATATCGGATTTAGCTGTCTGCTCATTGGCATATAGTTCGTTTGGAAGCGCCACTGGGGCAACAACCTTTGGTTCACCAAAATCATAATCGACTTCTAGCCCAACACCGCCAGTTCTTGCCCATTCTCTTTCAAATTCTTGTTTATCTACACTTCCCTTTGGTAACAAAACCTTTAAGCTTGTACTAGATGCAGCATGTGCAATAATAAGTGACCTCACCTTGTTTATATATTCTTGTAAGTGTCTAACAAGCCTAACATCACTAGTTGGGAACGGTGTGCCGGTATGTAGGTTTTGGAATAGAACTATGGGATAGTATTGCAATGAATCTGGTAAATCTCTTATATATAGTAATTTATCACCCATAATAGATATCTGTCTTATTGTTCGCATTTTAACAGCAACAACTTTTATAAGACCCATATCTATTAAGTCTGAATATGTTACGTTTTGAATATCTGCTACTTCTCTAACACCCTGTTGTAGGGCTTGTTTTCTGAATGCTTCTGCATATTGAATGGCTTTTTGCTCATCAGTGAATACATTGCCATCAACAATCCAAGCTGGTGTTTTAAGATAACCCTTATATTCGTCTTTCTTTAATATTTTCTCTTGAGTACTAAAAGACTCAAAGACCCTATATCTTTTTGAAAGAACCATTGTATATCTATCATAGCCCCTGATATATTCATTATCTTCTTGGTCCATAATAGATGACTCTTCTGGCCACGATGTTTCACCATCATCCGCCCTATTTGTAACTGGCCTTTCTGATTCATTATCGCTTTCAGCTTTATCTATTTTAGACTCAAACATGGGTTTATATTTTTTGGCTTGTTCCCTGGTATATAATCTAGAATAGATAATATCACTGGAATCATCACAAAAACGATTGCGACAGCTTGGGTCAAAATAGAGGTCTAATGGGTCAACACACATCACCTTAACTTCACCAAAACCATTATCGGCCATAGGGTCTTGATAAACAAGCATTGCACCCATACCACCAACATAATAGTTATCTATAACCTGTCTCATTTGTGATGTGCCATCAGAAACATACCAACAATATTCAACAAGTCCATTAATAGCTTGAGCTGTCTTGTTATCACTATCTTCTCTGGGGCTACACCTGAAGGATGGTCTATTATATGTCAAAAGGGCTTTGGCTGTTTCCACTGCTGGGTGTATTCTATTTACAACAATAGGTGCTTGGCCTCTATCTTCTAGAATTTCTTTCTGCTTTTGCGTCCATTGTTTACCAAGCCTAAACTCTCTATCTTCCTGTACATGATAAGCCCACTGCTGTCTTCGTTGATTGTTAGCAAACTTCCTAAATAACTCATGCGTCTCTTGTACTATTTTTTCCATATGCCCTCTGTAACAATACGGAGAAATCGTAAGATTTCTGTCAAGTCTTTTATTTTTATCATACTATATGCCAGTCTATTTTTTTAAGTTTACGTTTCTTTGGTTTGGTATCTATATATAGCTCTTTAACCTTACATGGTTTTGCACCCTGAACAGCCATCCATATACCATCAATAATATCATCATGCTTACCCTTGGGATAAGATAAAAATTCTTTTTCTGCACGAAAATGATTGGGGCCAAAGAAGAAATCGCCTTTTGCTAATAATGGTACAAGACTAAGCAATCTTTCACTTTTAGCTGTTCTTGGTTTTAGACCACGTTCTAATCCTGGGATATATATATCTTTTTCTTTCATCAAGGCTCTTACACCACTTCTGAGCGCTTCTTGATACGCAACAGTCTCTATTCTAACCCTTTTGGGTCTATAACGCATATATAAGTCCATCACCCTTTGTGGCTGTTTGGCTGGTTCAAGTCTATCTACATATAAATCAACAAGATAAACCTTGCCTTCTATATCCATTGCAATTGTGGCAATAACAAAAAAGTCAGCTTTAGAGCTTAAACTGGAAGCGGGATCAATACCTTGATATAAATCTACTGGTTTACGTATCGCTTCTTTACCAAGTTCGTTATCCTTTTCAACCCCATTTGTGAGGTACCATTGGCCAGCATTATCTTTTTCTAGACTCAGATAATGTCTTCTAATAAACTCTGGTTTGAATGGTGCATTTTCTGGTGCCTGAGCCTCATTCATATACTCTTGGAAAAAACCATTGATATTACCTATACTCTCAAAACTTTCCTTTATCTTCTTAATTCTTGATATCGGAAACTTCTCTGGCCATAGAGATTTTGTCATATTTTTATTACATATTTCATACCACAGAACTTTCCAAGTTTTAGATGTCTTAGCCCAATATAAGAAGCAATCTTCTGAAATTACTGTACCAATAATAACCATTCTGCCATTATCTGACAGAGATGGCATAACAGCTTCTGTAAGCCATTTCTTATTCTTAACCCTAGCTTCTGGTGTAAAGGCATTCAGTTCAGACTCAAAGTCATCCATGATAATCAAATTAGGTCTCGTATCGCCTTCTATAAATCCACGGATACGCTGTCCAGTACCAGCCGCCACTATCCTAGAACCATTCCTGAGAACTATATCATCCTCTCTCCATCTCTTAGCTGTATCTCTACCATAATCGCCAAATATGGCCTTAAACTGCTTTGAGTGGTCTAAATGATACTTTATCCTACTCAAGAAGTTTACACTCTGTTGGCGGGACTCTGATATTATAACAATAAAAAGGTCTTCATGGGATGGTTTAAATGCAACCTGATGCAATGGGAATATTAGAGATGAAATCGTCGAATTGTGAGTTACCATATAATCATCGGTTATATATAGTCCGTCATCAGAACTTACTGTTATACATCTTCCAAAGGCGGTATCAACTTTCTTTATTGAAACTATTGAGGTTTTGAGGTTATTATAGCCTTTATATAATACACGCTTTCTCTCAAGCCTTGCTGGAGTTATTTCTTTAGGCAACCTAATAAACACTCTAAATGATTTTTTATATTCACTACCCTTATCGAATCTAGTTAATTGACTCTTTTTTGTAGCAATTCCACCAAGACTCCTAACAAGTTCAACTACATCATCAACAAGTCTTTCGTTTTTATTGCAAAATGATACTAGTCCAGTTTTTTTACACACTGTGCCATCGGTATCTATCAAGCCTTGTAATAGACTTTCTCTTTGTTTTATTGAACCAAAGAAATATTCTGATGGGACATGCTTGTTATTCAGTAAGTTATTTAACCTTAATGTTTTATGAAGTCCGCCGTATATTTGATATAGATATTTTCCAGAAGTTTTCTTTGTAGGATATGGAATATATTCTAATATTTCAGTATCAACAGTTGTGAATCTTGCAGATGCAGAATGTCCATCACCAAGCCAGATACCCAATGTATATGGGTCTATCCCAAATTCTTTTTTACAAAAGGATATTGGAGAACATATTGGAAGACCAACTTTATTTTCACGATAACACTTATTATTACGCTTATCAAATTTTGGCTTATCGTAAATCTCTATTAATTCTCTTAGTGACCTGATAGTCAATTTATTATTCTTTGTATTTTGTAGAATATACACAGAGAAAAGATGGTCTTCATTGCAAAGCATTGTTCTGCCATCCCTAGTTTTGACCTCATATAAATCCATAGTCATTATTGGATGTAAATGTGTAACAGTGGTTTCGTTACCATCATATCCAATGATTTTGTCACCAACATCTATATCAATGAATTTTGTCCATCCATTCTTAGTTAGAACACACGAATCAAGACTCTGAGCTTTGGCAGTGCCTCTAGGCGCCGCTATCAATATCCTATCTTCAGCCTTATCAAGAAAGGTATCATAAATTTCTTTATGGAACTTAGGCGTTTCCTTTTTATAGGCAGTAGGGAAACAAGTCTGGCCGAATAAGGCTATGTCTTGCTTAAGCTTTCTAAGTGCCCTTAACTCGTCCGACATCTACTTCCTGCTCTCTACTAAGCTTTAGCTTTTCTTCTTTCTGATTTAATTCGTCTATAAGCTGTTTTCTGGTATATTCAATAGAATCTGTTGACTTAGTCTTATCCTTGTCTTTCATACCATGCAATTCCATTAATTCACTAACAGCTCTCATCAAAGTTGATGTGTCTTTTTTAGACTTACACAAGTCTATTGTTTCTTGTAATAAGTCCAAAACATTCCTTTCCTCAAAGTTCTTTTCTTTAAGTAGCGCCTTTAATTCTTCTCTTACCATTTTTTTAAATGTCTCCGTTCTAAACCTTCTTTTCCACGAATGATGGGTGGCTTCACTATGCTGCCCAAGCACCATATCAATGACCATATCCGCATCGGGATACATAGCAAAAAGAATTGCAGCCTTGCGCGCCTTACTGGTTCTAAGCCTTTTCTCTAGCCTAGACCTTTTACCGGTATTATATGGCCCCCTTATATTCCTAGCATTAAATTTTTTCTTATACTTGTTATTTAATGAAAAAAATACACTCCCGACAGGGAAGGTAAGATAAATAGATTTATTGCCATTCTTACCATCATAAATCTTTTTTGATATTAGCTTGCTAACTATTCCATCATCGCTACAACCATATTTACCAGGCTCAGTCCTATGCCATACAACATAGTCTATACCCAGCTCTTTAGCTTCTTCTATGTTATAAATATTATAGTCAGTCTTTCCTCTTTCGTCTTGATGGTTTATTGTTTTTGTATACACATTTATCTCCGTATAATACAATTTTATATTTTCGGAATGATTCTATCAGCCACTTTGGTATTTTTTCTTGGTCTTTTTCCGACATCTATATTATTAGCCTTAAGTATTCTTTTTAGTCTTCGCAATTCTCTGCCTCTTTTATCAAGCAATAGCGACATCTTAGTATGCCTGTCCGTCATCAGGCGAGCCTGAGCCCGTAAGGACTCAAGCTCTTGATTAACGGAGGAACTACTTACTCTTGCCTGACCACATGACTTTTTTACCATGTTCCCTTTCTCCAATATCTACGTGTATATGTTTATCATAAATACCAATACCATTAAACCCAAGTTTTACTGCTATGTCAACCAATTTCCTTCTTCTTATAGCACCAGTGACCCTAATGTCAGCAGCCTCACCAGTCATATGAGCGCTATTTGGCGCTCCTTTTATTTTTTTATTATGTTTAGGACACCTATATCCACTATCAACGAATAATGGCTTACCATATTCTCCTCTTAGCTTATCAAGCATCATATACATCTTATCGCTAGTCTCATTTTCTCCGCAACATGGGCATTTTAACTCATATTCCTTAAAAAATGTAGGGTAATACCTAATATTCTCAAATTTATCGGCATATTCCTTAGACCAACCCACTCTTAACCTATCTTTATGTTCCATTATTAGTCCATTTTAAGACATTGTAATGGCACTTCTGGCATTGTACTTAATCCGCCATTCTTATCAAATATTATCAAGCCAACTATCCCAGGTATTTTAGGCCTCCCATTGGTAGCTATACTATAATCTTTTGCTATTAGTACCGTTCTACCACTATCATCTCCCTTAAACTTACCAGTTTTACCAGCAAGCCCATAATTAGGTATCTCTCTTCCTTTTGAAAAGTCTACTGTTTTATTAGCCATTTTAATTCCTCCTTTTTAATATTCTTTACCATGCTTATATGGCCTATTACTGTTGTATTTCATCTTTAGCTTGATATGTTTCTCTATATCTATGCCAAGACTAGCACAGAAATCACCCAATCTAATGAACGTATCTGCTATTTCGTCCTCGAATGTATCTTTGATATTAATCTCAAAATTGGAATTGTATTTAGCGTGGCTATCATTAACATTAATGATAAAATTACTTATATAGGCATGCTTATTATGCCTATGAGCCTCTAAGGCCTCTCCTAGTTCAGAAACTATTAACATCAAGGTTGTCCCTATTTCTTTAGGCTTATCCCAAAATCCTTTAGTTTTGGCAGCCTTATGAGCCTTATCACACAATTCTTGTATATGCATTAGTCCCATTTCTCCTTGTCAAAATCCCATTTGCTGTTATGGGCCTTATCCATGTAATATGCTAATAATATTTCATTGAATGATGTGAATTGGGATATATATTTAGCTCTATCGGCACAGCTTTGACACAATCTAATCTTATTCTTACACTCACAACAAAACTCTTGAGGGTATGCGTAAGCAAACAAGGCTAATATAATATCTACTGGTTCCTTGCCAAACATTTTAATCTTATCTAGTAATTGTTGGGTATCATATACCTCTATCCTAGAAGTAATAATAATATTATCAACCTTATCGTTACTCCTATGAATTCTGACATCACTGTCAATAATAGAGGCCTGGATACTCATCTTTTCGTATCTACCACCTAATTTGTAATCACTATAGGCCATATTCTTTCCTCCTTATCTATCACTTATAAAAACAATATAATCCCTTTTATTAACAATGCAAATCTTTTATAATTATTGAACATCAAGGAAGGAATATTACTCTCTTATAGTAAGAATAGGAGTACTACTCTCTTATCTACCACAACCTAATACCATTAGGTTGTTATCTGTTACTACTAAGAGTACTACTCTATTACCAACCATAACTAACACTGTTAGTTATTAGACCTACCATTATACCGACCATTAAACCAACCATTATATTATTACTATACTACTAATACATAATATCTGGGGCCTTAAGCCCCAGATATATATTACTAGTATTATCACTATTAGTACTCTAACTGTCCAATACTACTCTAATTACTACTACATATCTATCGGTATATAGAATAGCAGTAAGACTTCCCTTACTTACTAGTTTACTTACTACTTTATCTACACCCTTACTTACTCCCTTATCTATAAGAAGAAAGAAAATATATATATAATATATATATATCAAAGAAAGATAAAAATCTTATCTACTAACCTTGATATTCAATTTTTTATTAAAAAATATATAATAAGCTTGTTATTGAATTTCTATACGCACATACAAAACTAATAAGAATTGGGTTGAGATTAATATAGGAATTTTCTTCTGAGTAGGGCAAATCTTCTCTGTAATGGACGATAATTTTTATTTAGTATGAAAACACATATGGAACATTATCGTGGCTTAGAAGTTAAAAATAGACAACAAGATTTGAAATTGGTCGGAGAATTGGAGTTGGAGGAATACACCATCATGCACCCCCTTAAGTTTAGGCACTTGGGGGTCGGAATTTCGTTGAAATTGGATTAGAAATATAGACAGACGACAGGCTAACGGCCTGTCTATTGCCTTGTCTGTCAATGAGTTAGACTCTCTGTTTGGTATGTACTGTAAACTTTGTTTACACCCTTGTTAACCCTGGTTGCCACCAATCCCTCTGATAGTCTACATTAATAGCCTATTGTCTACTTCGTTTACAGGTGTCTTAATAATATGACACTCTATGTCAATAATTAACGGCAATACTTGTCTAAGGTATAGTATTAGATAAGGGTGGGTAAGTGGCTGATAGGCCTAAACTTAGGGCTGCATGATAATCATTCTTCCCCCCTCAATATTGGTGATCGCACGCACGTGTAACCACCGTAATAAAAAACTATGGGAGGTTCATTATGAACGTAGTAAGAGCAATTAGAGATGGTCGTGGTCGTATACTAAGTAACCAAACTTTGGATAAAGTATCCGAAGCTGAACAGATGGATAGTCTCTTCCTAAGTAAGGAAGAGAAAGACTCTGGAGTCATTGGTAAGATTAACCAGCTTCTGGAG